TCAAAATTGCCGTTTACCGCATCCTCGACCATTCGCATTGCTGAGGCCAAATCCCGATCAAAGACCCGCGACAAGCCAAGAGCCGCTTCGGTCATGTCCTCGATTGAATCGGTAGCAGCACCGCGCCTTAGTGCCTGGCTCATTTGCTCCATGATCCGGCCAGCATCAACATTCGTCATTCGCTCAAGGCTATTTGCAACCTTTTGCATTTCTTCCGCTGCCTGCTTGCTTCCGTTTGGAATCAAAGCAACAGTCTCGGAAAGCTTGATCGCTGAACGATTCAAATCGTCGAACGCCGCGACCGAACTGGATGCAAAACCAACAATGGCCCTGCCTGCTTCGACAACGCCGATTACCGCCGCTGTAACGCCTGCTAGTTGAGCCAAGCCACGGACAGAAAATTCCACCTGTTGAGCCGTCTTGGTCACTTCGGACGAGAATTGACGCAATACCGCTGAGGCTTCGTTTCGTGCTCCGAGTGTTACTTCTACGTCAGCCACGTTTTCGCCTTTCGTCCTCGATTCGGTTTACGTCTGATTCGAGTGCATTTTGCACCGAAACAAACCAAGCGTCTTGGTCGTTCATCCCGCCAGCCTCAGGCAAGATCCCTTTCGAGACCCACGCCGCAAGGTTGGCCGCTGAGCTTACGCGATGCCCAACGAAATCCTTAGGGCAATCAGTAATCTCAATGTATCCTCTATTCTCGCAAGCCTCGCATCCAGCCTCATCGCAACTTGGACAACCTAGCATCAACGGTAGGTCTTTGCTCGGTAGATTATTGCAATGGGTTCGAGTGCATGACTTGCAAAGTTCGCCGCATCGTATCAATGCGGCGATCCTTATTTTTTTCTGTCGCCCTCGCTCGCTGAATTTCCTTGTAAGCATCTTGCAACAAGCTTTACAGCATCGGCCACTTCGATCTCTTCATCCCATAAATCGATCGACTTTTCGAGACTCCAACCAGCAACGCAAATCGAGACTGCTTGACGCAAAGCCGCGATCTGCTTTTTGGTGTCGCCTAGATCCTTGAAGTCCTCGATTAACCCTAGCACTTGCTCGGTCTGCCTGAACTTCAAGCGATTGAACTGGAACTGAATGTCGAGCCCGTCAATCGAGCCCTCGAAAGTATTATGCTGCATGGTTGAAAATGATTGAAAGTTCTTCGTCGGAAGCGTCTACGTTTTTGTTCGCTTGCCATTCTAGCTGATCGATCATGATTCCGTTTCGATCACCCATCGGCTTGGTTTGTAGCTGAGCCTTGGGAATACTGAAAACCAGCGTCGAACTGCTCGGCCCATCGATTGTAAACGAAAGAGTTGCTTCCGTCGAATCGCGAAGTTGAGCGTATCGACCCTGAGTCGCAATTAGTTTGGATTCAGGGTTGCCAGTGATCCTTGGATTGCGATCAGTGATAACGAAGTTGTCAATGCCTGCCGCCGAACTCGAGCACTCCCGAGCTGTAATCACATTGCCAAGGTCGATCGTTGCCGACTCCAAGCAAAGATTGTACGAGTCCCAAGACGTAGCACCTCCGGCAACCCGCAATGGTAGCGTGTTGACGTAGTTGATGCTCGATGGAATAGCTGCGTCTGCTTCGTCATCGTATACGCCTTGGAAGTCGAATTCAATTCGGCCCATTCGACCCGTCGGCAAAATAAACCGAGCGTTGCCGACCGCGCCGTAGATCCTGCGACGAACTCCATCGAAGAATCCAGCGATCGTCACTGTTTTGACATCGGATCCACTAGCCGGAACTTGAGTCTTTGGTTTGTACGTTGCTGTCGAAAGCACCAATCCACAAGCGGGCAGATAGGTCGATGCCCATGCCGGAACATTTGTTCCATCATACGCAAGATCAACCGAGAACGTAGCTCGGCCACGCCTGGCCCCTGGGATCGATGCAAGCCGACCGAAACCGCCTTGGCCCTGTCGCTCTTGCATCTCGAACTCCGGGTTGATTACAAGGTTATAGGCGTTGATTGTGCAATCAGCCGCCGCGATTGTTTCCGCAGTACCAACCGTCGATTCGATCTTTCCGCCTAGAACTGATTTTTTACGAAGTAGCATATTTGTCCCTTCCTAGTATTTGGTTGGCATCTTGTTTGGCTTCTTTGAGCTTGCGATTGAGAATCGCTTGGGCTTGTGCTGCACCTCGATCGAAAGCAGCTTTCACGCCTTCGATCTTGCTGACTTGCAAATCGCGTAGCTTTTGAATCGGGAATCGCTTCTTTCCGACTCGCTTGTAAATGTTCCGTCCTAGCTTTGGGATCTTTGGCCCGAATGCACCTTCAAAGACCATAGCAGGAACACCGCGAACCATTTCGATCTCAACACCTTCGACCGTTTGCCGAGCCTTGAAAGCTCGCAAAGGCATTGTGAACGTGTCGTCAATCTTAAGCAATGATTCTTTTTCAAGCAGGTTGTCAATCAGGGTTTCGTCAACGCAAAATCGACGTAGTTCGTCAACCTTCTCGACCACCATTGCCGTTGCTATTTCGCGCTGCGTCCTAGTCCTAATCTCGGTCGTCGCTTCGGTGTATCGCTTCTCGAATGCTTTTTCCAATCCGTCGGCGTAGTTCAAGACTCGCTCGGATGCCAAGAGTGCATTTTCTTCGTGTGCCACAATGTCGAATATCATCTTCGCTCCGTTGGATCGTCCTCTGATACTCGATAGGTGACAAGTAATTGAATGTTAGCACCGTCAACACCTCCATCGGAGGTAAAAACGATTTGTGGCCCGAAGTTGGCGTAAAGTGCATTCCCGTCGAAAGTGTGCCAACTGCTAGCCGGTTGACAGATGCACTTGCGAACGTCTGAAGCAAATTGATTTAGTAGCGTATCGATCGCGTCTTGATTTCGCTCCGATGGCATCAAAATCAGTCGGATATTGAATTGCTGAGTAAGAGCAACCGCCGGAGGATTGCCAGGACATGACAACTCAGGAACAGGATTGCTAACGCCCTGAGTGATTATGATCTGTCGATCTTTGGGCGTGTAGTTGGCGAATCGCGTAGGTCGTTTGACCTCTTGGACATCGGTAGGGTATGTAGCCGAATCGTTGACCATAGCCGATAGCCTGGTCTCCAATTCTGCTGCAATTTCCTCGATGATCGCTAACGGCATTCCAGTACCAGCATCCCTTCATCATGCTCGACCAAGCGGACAATTGACCGCCTGTCGATCGGCTCACCGACTCGCGGAGATAGACCGATCTGATCTCCGCCCAAGTCTAATTCATCGCTTGCGATGCCTTCGGCCTCATCGTTTGAAACATGGATGGTGAATCGTGGAGTCACCAAGTCCGATGCCTCTGGAAGTTGCAAAGAATCCTCCCGCACAACCACCGCATCAATCTTGCGAGACCGACCGTTCCGCTTGTAGTAAACGACCGGCTCTGCAAAATCATCAGGGTTGGCGAATACCTTCTTGGCATCCTCTTTGATGAGATCGTGAAGGCTCATCGGTTATCGCTTGCACTCGACCGAGACATAATCAACCGTCACGCTGTTGACGTTGGTCGATGCAGTCTTGCTGATCTGAACAAACGGTTGAAGCGATCCGGTTGCAGCCGCCATCGAGAAGGTCGTTGTCGAAGCAACTCGGGCACCGTCGATGTAGAACTTAACATCGCTCTTGCCGCCAGTGAAGTCGATCACGAACTCCTTGTAGGTCGCAACAAGCGATACGCCTGATGCCTTGTCATCGTTGTCGGTCGTTCCGTCATCGCTTTCACAAACAACAGCATTCGAGCCCGCAAGCTTGAATTGTGCGTTGTTGGCCGTTGCGTCGGTATCGTCGTTTCGAGCCGACTGCAAGCCGAAAGCCAAGGTCGTAGCAGCATTGAGAGATGCAACCGTCTTGACGATGAAAACAGCTCGCTGAATGTTGTCGATGTCGAAGCAAAGCTTGTCACCGAAGTCCAAACAGACATTTTGAATCTCGTTGGCATTGTCGAACGTCAACGCGATTTCGCCGGTAGCCGATGGGCTTACCGAAGCATAGGTTGGAGTGCCACTGGACGAAGTGTCGGTGATTTTCCAATTGCCTTCGCCAACAGTCGCGGTGTAGGTTTTTCCGCCGAAGAAGTCATCTTCAAAAATGGCGTGGTTAACAAATCCTGTCATTTCT